TTGCCGGTGCCAATTTTTCACCAAGTTCAATTGATATAATATTGATCCGGTTCTTTGCCTGGGCCAGCCTTGCATTATTATTATCTGTATTGGTGGCAGCCTGTACCATTGCGACGTTGGTGCCGGTAACTGCAGTTGTTAGTTTGTCGTATTTCTCAACATTTTGAAGCAGAACAGATCCAACAGTAATATTCTCAATTCCGAATACTTTTTGCTTGAGTGCATCCTTTTCTGATGCCAATGTCTTTTTCTCTAACTGAGCATTAACCTCAATCAGAGCATCTCTAATATTGAATTGTCCGCTGGCATAACCAACTCCTGCATCTTTCATTTTAAGTAGTGCACCACGAAGTTTGGTTCCGGCTTCAGCTCCTTTTAATTGCTTTTCTCCAAGAACCTCCAATGCTGCAACTGTTTGCTCAAGACTCATATTTGAATCTGCAGCAACGGTACCAACATTCTTTAATGATTCGGTAAGGTCTGCAACTTCAGCGCTTCCCTCCAGTGAGCCGGCAGCAATTGCATTGATGATCCGATCTGACTGTGACGCATCCAGGTTAAACTGATTCATTGCAGCTGCAACGGCGTCAATAGCCGGTACCATCTCTATTTTTGATGCTTCAGCAAGTATCAGCGCTTTCTCAGTTACCTGGGCAAGGGCCTCTTTATTTTTCAATAGTTCCGGTCGTGCGGATCCCATCTTAGTGAATCCATCAACAATATCCTGGGCACCCTTTTTAATTTTAATTCCCCCATCAAGTGTAGCTATGCTCAGATCTTTTGCTTTCTGAGTAAGCCAGTCGAGTGCACCGCCTTTTAATCCGGTTAATGCTGACAGGTTGGAAACACGCTCCTGGAAGTCGTTGAAGCTTTGCACTACCTGCTTAAATCCCAGAGCAAGTCCGGTGAACGAAGCAATGACGGCCATTACAACACCTAAATATCTATTGAAGCCATCAGCTAAGCCACTTAAAGACCATGATTTACTTGTCGTTCTTGTTTCTGCATTGATATCTGCCAGTGCGGTTTTTACCTTTTTTAATTCTTCGCACTTTTTTAAGTACTCTTCAGTACCGCGTGTCATTCCCTTCAGCTGATTTGTGATGGTACTCTGAGCCTTCTGGAGATCACGCCAGCTTACGTTATTGATATTCTTCAGTACGCGTTCAACGTCAAAGGTTTCTCTTTTCAAACTGCGTTGCGTTGCTTCGATCGTGGAGAGTTCCTTTTTCAGCTTATCAAACTTAACATTGTCGCCCGCCTGCAGGGCACTCGTTAGATCTTTTTTAAGTTCTTTAGATTTTCTGTCCAAAGCCTCCAATGCAGCTTCAGCCTGTTTTCCATCCAGGTATACAGTTGCCCTTGCGGTTTCATTTTGTGCCATATCAGATATTTATTTTAAGCAAAATTTGAATCATTAATTCAATCGAATAGGCTTTGTATTTATCCGGGATGTCTAAACATTCAATCCGATCATCATAACCTGTTCCGTATTCTAATTTGATTTCCCGTACATTACGTTGTTCCATGCATATAATCCGATCAGCCTCTTTCAAATCTTCGGATGTGACATGTTTTCCTCCATGAATCCTGCAGGCTGCCTGACTGCTTCCCCTGCTCCAGCAATAGTCTCCCCTTGATGCCAGGTTTAGTAACCACGCAGCTGTCACGCTACGATTGACATTTGCTGAGCATACCATTAATATATTTTTACCAGCCATTTTTCTTCCTGTTTTGTTCGAACTCTTTATATGAAACCTTCTGTTTTCCCGTAATTGAATCAACAGAACCATTGTTGCTCCTGCCGGATGTTGTTGCTGTTGGCTGATTGATTTTATTTCCGGATGCATTGAATGCTTCCACATTGGTGAGAATTGTCAGTTGTGCCCTGGTCACAAGGTTTTCAGAAATAATTTCGGATAGTCTTTTTACCTGAGAGAAAAAAGTTCTTGAATACCATGGTTTTGCCTTTCGGTTACTTCCGCCCACCTGATCCATTGTTACGCCATTTCCAACACCCATATCGACAAACTTGCCGTAATAATTGAAGGCAAATTCAATCTTGGCAGGGTCACCGTTGGCCTGTGTGAATATATGCACCGCAAAGCTTTTGGCAAGATTTCCGGAGTGATGGATCCGGAGCATTGTAATCTTATTTTCCCAGCGTTCGACGACTATCTTTGCCCAGGCTTCAACTGTGAGTGAAAGGTTCGTATTATCGGCCATTGGTTAGATTTCAAAGTTTTCGTTTTTCACGATGAACGAAAATGAATAGCCATAATATCCGTTGCCAATGGGTCCAAGTTTGGCGAAGTCGATCCTGCTCCGGTCGAATCCAAAAGCGATATCGCCAAAGTCACCGGCATCTTTTATAAGTTGACTGAAGAATTTCTTTCCCAGGGAAAAGGTTGCTTCCTGGGCGCGTCTCCGATCGGCGCTATCGTTCAGTTTTACCTTATCGAAAAAGTAAACGGTATTATATTCGTTTGCAAAGTTTCCATTCTCCAGGTCAAGATAACCATCAGCGCTGTCTTCAACTACCAGAACAGGTGTTGCCGGGCTGCGAAGGTTTTGCAACATCCCTTCCATTTCGGCCAGTCCGGAGCAGGCATATATTGCTTTTATTTCGGGCAATTGTGCCGTGATGCTTTTAGCGTATTCGAGTGCGTCAAACATTGCTTTGTTGATTTTCAAGTTTCTGATTCAGTTCATAAAATACCTCATGCACATGTGTGTGAAGGATCTGTTTATTTCGCGTTACATCACCATTATTCAGCGAGGTAAATAACCGTAGGATGTGCTCATCCGGTGATGGTACCGAAGTTTCGCCGGTTGTACCATCACCAAACATATAGGGGTATTTATCGATAATCCATTTTTTCAAACCGGAGAACCACATATACACGGCTGTTTTTGCATGATTGGGAACCGATCGCAGGATATTGACATACATCTTGTATTTGCGTTCATTCCATTTTTCGCCAGGCTTCCGGTAGAATACTGCAATCAATTGGTTCAGATCGTCTACTTTCTTAGTTGCTGAATAGTTTGCATAGAGCTGATCAGCCAACAGGTATTCTTCGAGTGTGACGCCAAACAACCTGGAATCAACTGGCGATAGTCCTCCGAGTTTTTCCGGCAGGCGACACAGGCCAACACTATCTATCAGCCATCGCAATTCATCGAGCAGGCTTTTCATCTCTTCAGCCGACAGCGAAAATACTTCACCGGAAGGATCCAGAAATTCAAAAAGCAATTCACCATCACCAGTTTCTAAACCATGTTTCACTGGTTCAATACCTGTGAAGCTGATCATACACCTGGTCAGAAATTCAGGTTCAGAGAGTTGATCTTCGAATAATTTGGCCACAAACAGGAGTTGTTCCGGTGTGATATCGTGCCATCCGGAAGGGGCATGTAAATGTATTTCTCTCATAATCCTGCAAAGAATAAAGGTGAGTCAGCATTGTTGATGGCTGTAACTTTTTGAGATGCAAGCCAATTAATATAGATTTCGCTATCGCGGAACAATGGATATTTATCGGGTGAAGCATAAAGCAACCTGCGGACCCGTGAGAGATATGACTGTGCGGTTTCATCCTGATGCATCGTGAAATTGGCGAACGCAAACCGAAGGTTCTCAAGAATCGATTTATTATCCGGAGTGATATCTCCATCGCGCAGCTGCTCCACTACCTGATCAGATAATTCCTGACTGATCACCGGGGCAATCTTCAGGTTAATGGCGTTCAGCATTTCGGGCTTCAGGGCCATAAATTCACGACGGCTGCCGGGGTAAACCACATAACGCCGGAATTCATTTACAGTTGTGAGATAGAGATTTGAAAGAAGGGTATAGGCGGGACTTCCTTTCCACTCATCGTGATAAGCAACCGTTTCTTCGAGGTACTCGAGTAACGACTCGACCGCTTCATCCAGCTTCCGGTAAGTTGCAGATTGCAGCGCTGCAACACGTGCTTGTGATGCCGGTGCAAGATTTGGATTGCTCACCACTGCAAAACCTGATTCGTTCTCTACCAGGTCAAAAAACGGAATCCCATCACCATATGCTTTATTCGCTACAATTGCCCGGGCGAAATTCAATAACGCTTCATCCTCCTCGCTGATGATTAGAAAAAGTTCTTTGCCGGTGATCTCTTTTATTAACCAGGCTTCAGCATCGGCAATGTACTTTTCGTACTTTGCGAATTCAGCCGAAAAGATAGTCGGAATATACTGTTTTAAAACATCAATACTGCCAATGATTACCATAGCCTATTTATTTACAGCAGTTTCCTGCCCGGTTTTATTTTTATCGAGTGTTGTAAAAACAGGTTCAGGGATTGCAAAAACAATATCCTTATCCCATTTATTATAGAGCTTGATCAGTTCAAGTGGTTTCAACAGCCGGTCCCTGAATGGTTTCATCAGGGCTTGTTTAATCTGGAAGAGTTCCCGTTTATCGGTACCCGATTGGCTCCCGGAGTTCTTCCCTGGGACTGATCCGATCAATGAAGGATGAACACCCATCGCGTAACTGATGATATTGCTCACCTCTTCCGAATCTTCGAGGTATTCACCACCGGCAATCTCGGTTTTAAGCGGAACAATATCGATGTACTTTTCCTCTATCGAACTGGTTCCGGAAGCGATGAGTTTTTTCAATGCCACTATTCCTTTCCCGGCATTCTTCTCTCCGGCAAGGAAGTCGCGAAAGCGGCCATACTCCAGGGCTTTTCTTGCTTTCACCGCTTCGACATTTGAAGTATCGATACCTTCATCTTTAAATATTTCAGTAAAATACTTATCAGACAGGTAAATGATATACTTTAATGCCAGCTGATTCTTCAGCAGCGCCTTCTTGAATTCTGGAATCATCATCAGGAAGTCATACCATCCGCTTAGAAAAATACTCCACCAGTAAGGATCCTGATAATAGGTTTTCCCGGGAGTAGGGAAATTGACCGGAACAATAAAACGCAGCTTGGAATAACTGCCGGTACTTATCCGTGATACAAGATCCTGGTATGGGTTATAATTATTCAGAACATCTGACTCCTCAATCGTCGTTTTATTTGCTCCATCGTTCCATTTTGCAGAATAGTAGTGCTTTGTGATGCATCCTTTTTTAGAATCCATTACTCCCCATCTGGAGAAGGCGGCCTCCTTGCTCCGGAGTGAAACGATTTTGCGTTTATTACCACTCAGGATGATCTCCGGGAAAACATTGTAGAAGTAATGCATGTCGGATAGTTGCTCCAGGAAGAAACCGTTGATATCGTTTTGTGCAAAGAAATCAACTACTTCGCCTTCATAGATCTCCTCATAACCCACGAGTTTCTTCCCTTCAATAATCCTGCGCATGGGTTTGATACCCTGTCCGTAACCAGATTGGATATTAAACAACAGATTCGATTGTACAATTTCGCTCTTTTTGGCTTTTTCAATAATGAGCTGTGGCATATCGTTTGTTGCTCCCCAGGGAGAAATTGTATAGCCATCAACTGATACTGGCTTCAGGTCGGTTGCTTCTGAAAACATTTCACGGCTCGATTCCATCGCTATGATAGCCTTCGCTTCGGGGAGGTAGGTTATACCGCCGATTTCAATAAAATTATCACTCATAACGTAACCTCCTCTCCATTAAACTCAACGACCGAAAGCCGGCGCACTTTGCGGATCTCTTCACTGTCGCAAAACTTCAGATTCATTGTCCGGCCTGCAGAGTGAAACGAAGTGCAGATACAGCGCGGACCATGGATAATGGCGCCGCTTTTCTCAACGAATTTGATGGAGAATTCCCCGAGTTCTACTACTTTGTGTAATTGTGAAATGTGCAGCATAGCTTATCTATTTTTATTGCAAGATAAGCGGGGAGAGGGGGAGGTTAAAGGACAAAAAAACCGGAACTAAGTCCGGTTTTGCATGATATAAACGAAATGTAGGTTACCAGATGTTGCTTTTAGTAGTTTGGATCACGTCGTTTTTAAGACTGTTAATTAGTGCATCCATCGAACTGTAGCATTTAAGGTGTAAAGCGCAAAATGCTTTACCCTCCATTGTTTTAGATTTTGATTCGGCGTTTATTGGGAATGTACTACTTAAAGGATATGTAAATTCACTTACTGTTTTCCCGTCACGATACTCCACATCATATTTTTGAACAGTTAGAGTTATCCTTGCTTTTTCATCTTTAAGATCAACACGCAATATATGATTTGCGCTATAAGTCATACTGCCGAATGTTATTCCAACATAAACATCAGGCCAGAATCCTTTGCCAATTATCAGACCTTGTTCTTTATCCTTTGTCTGAATAACATCTTTTCCACTGCCATAGTTATAAATAAAATAGTTTTCAGATCGCTGGTAAAGTAAATCTTTATTAATTCCAGGCAACTCTACAATTTTTTGGTAAGTCAGATCCTTGTTCTCATCAACACTCCATTGACCTTCAATTTCAGCAAGAAGCGATTTAGTCTTTTGAGTTTGACCTTGTACTGTGACAAATGCAACAAGCATAACGCAAATAAAAAATAGTTTTTTCATAATAAATTTGATTATAAGTTTTGTTCTGCAAATTTAACAGAAAAACAAAAGCCTGGCAAATAACCAGGCTTTTGTTGTCAATTCTCATCATGAGCTCTTTTCCACCGATCGCGCATCTGCGCAGCCAGTTCATCATTACTATCTTTCTCCAGAAAGAACAAAAAGAAATCAAGATGTTGAGCGAATATTGTTAGGGTATCAATTCCAAAGTTCCATTTCCCATCTTCTATTTTTGAAATCGTTGAACGGCTCATGCCAATTTCATCGGCCATCTGCTGCTGTGTTTGTCCTTTTTCTTCGCGGATTTGCTTGATCCAGGAGCCGTAAAGTTTTCGGACTTGAAGAAGGTATTCGGGTGATGTGTTTACTGTCATTCTGATTTTATTTTTATGTTGAAATAATTTGCAACTGTTTTTTTATCAATCTGATAATAGGCGTTTCCGCCAATACTGCCAACAAATTCGATCGAAAACAATTCTCTGATTTCAGCCAGGTGTTTATAAAAAGCGCTATTTTGAATCGATAGTTTCTCTTTTATCTCTTCTTTCGATACCATGTCAGCGGATGATAATAACTGGATAAATTGAAGGATACGAATTGATGGCTTTGGCATTATTGCGCGTTTTCGATTTACCATTTTTATAGATTATATGCCTCAATTACGTCCATGAGATGATCAAGCACATCGGGAGTTTCATTTTTTAGCAGATGGGCTTTAGTAAGTTCGGGTAGTTGCGACGATTTGAGTTTATTAACAGGTAGGCGATTGATTAATGCCTCTCTTGCTGAGTCATAAAATATAGACCATGCGCCAGAACAATCCATTTCAATCTGTTGGGTATTGCCAACTATCCCTTTAGGTAAAACTATCACATCCTTGTCGACTATAAACAGCTCACTGGATTTATCTTTGTGTTCCCACGAAGGGCTTAGTAGGTTTTTTGTATGTCCAGACCAATTACCGCCACAGGCGTAATTGTTTCTAAAATTACCACGGCTATAAAGATTAGTCCAAGCCCCCGCTAAAAAATAACGCTCTTTTTCTCCATCGTAATGAGTACCATACATTACCGGTGTGACGGTTTCAGCGATTGTAATATCTACACCCGTTCCGTAAGTTTCATGTTTGTAGATGTCGAATTGTAACATTGGCCCGCATTGCTTTGTCCCCAAATATAGTCGTGTTAGCTTCTTGTCCGTCCATTGGTAGGCGATGTAAACACCATCCCCGATTTTATCATCGGGTAGGTGCTTTAATTTGTTTATGATTTCTTGCTGATTCATGGTGTTTGGATGTTTAGATTAATAAGAGTGTCCATTTAATGTCATTGCATTGCTAACCTTGTTGTAATTTTTGTAATATTCAATTTCTTCGGCTTCCGCTACTGCCAGGCGAACGCGATAGTCAATCCAGCTTTGATCTGTTTCGGCTTCTGCTTTTGCCCCTGCAATTGCTGTATTTAAAATATCATATACAACCTGGCTAAAGCCACAATTTTGTTTGGCATAAAAAATGCAGTAAACACCTTTTTCCTTTTGCTCTCTTGCCGAAAGAACGCTGAAATATCCATTGTATTCAACTCCTTTTATTGTCAAAATAGTTTCTGTTTTTTCGGTTACCTGTGCTTTTTTAACAGTTGAGTTATACCCATCATTAAATAACTCTTCGTTTACCATTTCAAAACCCCTGGTCGTTGTAGTAGTCATGTTTACTACTGTTCCTCTTTCTGTTGTTACCGTTGCTGTTTTTGTAATTGTTTTCATAATCATTGTGCAGAGATTATAGAGCTGTCCCGCTCTGTTAAATTGTATGTCTCAAAGATATACTATCTATTTTAAATGTGCAACATTTTGCACATTTATTTTGTATGTTTAAGAACATGTTTAAAGAGTAATCCTTTGGTGCCTTTTTGTAAAGATTGGAAAGCTGGCAAAAATAAAATAAACAAACACGATAGAGCGACCTGAACGAAGTACAGTTTTTTGGACACAAAAAATCCGGCCATATATGGACGGAGCATCGCGGAATTCCGCTTCCAGGCGCGGCGGATCAGGCATAAGCCATCCGCACAGCGTAATTACAAACAAATCAGCCTTTATAATAAACCTTCATCGGCAAAAGAATAAAATCCGTCTGCTGTAATAATCATATGATCTAACAGGCTAATATCCTGAAATTTACATGCTTCTTTTATTGATCGGGTGATTTTAATATCTGCGTCACTCGGGTTTAGGTTTCCGGATGGGTGGTTGTGGGCAATTATAATACTATTTGAATTTGAAAGTATTGCAGCCTGCAAAACTATTTTTACATCAACGACACATCCGGTAGTACCTCCAATTGAAATAGTAATAATTCCTTTTACCTTGTTTGCCCTGTTTAATAGCATGATTTTGAATCGTTCAATATATTCAAGGTCCTCCCAGCTTTCCGCTAAACATCGGGAGGCAAAATTACTTCCTGAAATTGTGGGCGCTGTCTTAATATCTATTTTAGGGTTATAACTCATTTTCACTTCTGCAATTTGAAAATCTTTTAAAAGTTTCATAATGTGATATTTAAAAAGTTAATAGTTAAATCATTGATTCGTCAAAAATCGGGGCGGTTGTGCGTTGGTGGCGTGGTTGCTCCTGCTCGGGTTGCTTCTCCTTTTCCGGTCTGAATACTTGCGTATTTGCGAAGAGGTAACAAAGCGGCCAATATTTATAATCTTCCGGCTCGTCGCTTCCTTCGGCTATTTGTGAACCTTTGCGCGGTTGTCCCCAGATTAGAAATGCTTTTGAACCTTTATTGATTGTATAACCTTCATCCTTCCATTGCCAAAAAGTTCTAAACTCTTCAATGTTGGAATCTGACTTTTCGTAAATTTCTTTTAATCCTTCGTTCACGCTGTCGAGTTCTCCCGCTTTAACTAATACCCTTAAACCTGCTGAAATCTGAATCAAGGCGGTGCGGTTTGCCTTGTATTGTTCTTTTTTACTATCTTTGTTCATCGCTTAATTTATTGAGTGGTAAAATTTGTCTTAGGGGGCTGCAGGAGTGCAACCCCCTTTTTTTTATGCTTCTATTTGTGCGGCCAGTTCTAACCGCTTAACGTCAATCCTTCCCATCATAAAGGCTATAACCTCACCAATAATAACAGGGTTTTTCAACAGAAAAATGTTTGCTTTCCTGTATGAGCCTGTTCCACCCTCTACCGTTAAAGAATAATCTTCCGTTTCAAAATCGTTGATTTCTGCAATCTCATGTAATTTTTGGGTGTGTACTTCCAATGCTTCGGTATTGGCGTTTAATATTGCCAGACGTCGGATTAAATCCTTTTTCTCATTAAAGTACTTGATTCGATCATCAAGATTTTGGGGAATGGCTAAAAGCCGTTTTTTCAATTCAAGAACCTGTGTTTTTAGTTCTTCAACGCTTTCGGGTTGCTCCTGGGCGGTTGGGTTCACCATCTCGGAAATGGTTGCCTGTGTAAATTCCTGGGCATTCTTGCCCCCTTCTACCTTTACCAAGGTAGTTTCTTTTTTCTGTACCATCGTTTAAAATTTAAAATGAGTAAAATTTGTCTTTAGAGTTAAGTGGTTACCCTCTTAACTCTTCCTAAAAGTACTACTATTAAACGACATACGCAAATATTTATTTGATCTATAAACCTATCATTCAACATGTTATATGTTTTTATGATGTGGTTTTGCGGTGTGGTTTCGCAGGATAAAGCAAAATTTATTTTTGTGAAAAAATGATTACCGGCATCAAAATAATTCAAAGGTCGCTTTCTGATAGCTTCGTTTTTTGACCGAAAAAAATATTTTAAGCCGGTATCAAAGTATTTCAATGAATTAAAATCTAATATTCAGATATTCAGATTTAAAAAGGAGGTCAAAGGGGGAAGGTTTCCCCCTTTTCCGTCAGAAGACCCCGCCCCGCCCTGCGTGGAAATGTCATTATTTTTTACATAATTTTACGGTATATGCCTGCATGTTTAG